GATGTTTCCGTAGACGTTGACGCATGGAAAACGTACCGCCAAGAATTACGGGACTTGCCAGCCAATACGGCTGACCCAGCGAACCCTGCGTGGCCGTCGAAGCCGACCTGATATGACACGCGCCCTCGCCATAGCCCTCGTCTTGCTGGCCTTCCCCGCCGCCGCGCAGCAGCAAATGCCGTGCGCTCCAAGGACGGCGGTGGTGGCGGGCTTGAGCGGGCCAGATCATCGTGAAAAGCCGGTATATCGAGGCTTGGCTAACGGAAACTTAATCGAATTATGGCTATCAGACGAGGGTGGCTTTTCTATTATTTTGACTAGGGCAGAGGGTGGGCTTAGTTGCATGTTAAGTGCTGGCCACGCAATGCACATAGTAGACGAAGCAGATCAGCCAACGCCGAAGCCCGGGCCTAAGTCGTGACTATTCGCGCGGAAAATATTGATACTGGAATGGTGAGCATGGGGATGGCATCTGCGGCCTGGAATTTCGTATTGGGCGATTTGAATATTCTGCTGGGCACTGGTGTTGCCTTGCTCTCGCTGGTCGTCTTGTGGCAACGGTTTCGTATCAATCGCCGTGAGCTTCAGAAACAAGACGCTGGCTATAAAGAGGGGCAGTGATGTTCTTCTTTGGATCAACCAGCAAAGCCCGACTTTTGGAGTGCGACCCCCGGCTGCAAACCATCTTGAACGCGGTGATCAAGCACATGGATTTCACTGTACTTTGCGCGACCCGGTCCCGGGCCGACCAAGAGGAGGCGGTGAGGAAAGGTCTCTCGCGCGCACAGTACGGGGAGAGCCCGCATAATTTCTCCCCGGCGCTCGCGGTTGATATCGCGCCGTATCCTGTCGATTGGAGAGACTTCGAACGGTTCTCCTTTCTTGGCGGCCTGATGAAAGGTGTAGCGTCTGCCGAAGGTATCGCCCTGACGTGGGGGTACGACTGGAACAACAACGGGACGCTCGGGAAAGACGACCCTGCGGAGAGCTTAATAGACGCTCCGCATTTTGAACTAAGCAATTGGAAGGAGTTAACCTAGTGGAAATGTTTATGACTGTTGTTGCGGCGATGCCGGATTGGCTGACTGCGATTACCGCTCTGGTTGCCGCGTGTGCGGGTATCGCCGCGCTAACCCCAACCCGGTCTGACGACAAAATTATTGGTGTGATCTTGAATGTCATCAACGTGATCGGCATGAATTTCGGCAAAGCGAAGAACGCTGACGCCGATGTTTAGCTGGGTGTCTCTGCTGTCGGGTATCGTCAAGATTGCCGGCATGATCGCGGGGATGTTTCGAGACGCGCGATTGCGGCGAGACGGAATGAACGCGGTTGCCGCTGCAAGCGCCGTCCGAACTGTGAAAGGCAGAATGGAAGCGTATGAAATCCGCACTGACGCTGATGCTACTGCTGTCGCTCGGCGCATGTCAAAGCGTCGTCGTTTTTGAGTGCCCGCCGTTTCCCTGGCCGGGGGACGGGGTCATCAGTTTCATGGACGCCGGTTCAAAGACTGATAGGGAAGTGGGCAACTGGTGGCGGGATATAGTCCGGCACGGCGTGGAGTGCCGGGCGTTGAAGGAGTGACAGGGGCAAGACATGGTGAGTATTGACGAACAACTTGGCCGGGACGAACGACGCCGGGTGCTCCTCCGCCGGAAGCGGGCGGCGTTGGTCGCCCGGGATGACCTGTTGGCGTTCGCCCGGCTGACGATGCCTGACCCCGACAACATGGAGGACCCTCGGGAAAGCAGATATTCCCCAGCGGCGCACCATAAACTAATCGTGGATGTTTTGATGGCGGTGGAGCGTGGAGACGAGCGCCGGGTCATCATCGCCGCCCCTCCGAGACACGGCAAGACGCAGATCACCACCAAGATCGCCCCAGCGTGGTATGTCGGTAGAAACCCCAAACACTCCGTCATCGTCGCCACCTACAACGAAAAGTTTTCCGGGGATTTGGGGCGAGCAGTGCGAAATCTGATGCGTTCGCCGCTCTATGCGCAAGTTTTCCCGGATGTGTGTCTCGAAACCGGGTCTCAGGCCAGCGATTACATGCAAGTCGCAGATGGCGGTGCTCTCGCTTTCGCCGGACGCGGCGGAACCATCACCGGACGCGGCGGGCATCTGCTGTTGATCGACGATCCTCTCAAAGGTCGGGAAGAGGCGGACAGCCCGACAATCCGGGACAAGCTCTGGTCCTGGTACAACAATGACCTCAAGACACGCTTGATGTCTGATACGGGCCGGATCATCCTCATCCAGACCCGGTGGCATGAAGACGATCTAGTGGGGCGTCTGACTGATCCTATGAACCCACATTACGAGCCCGCAGAGTCAGCGGCGTGGAGGGTCGTAAACCTTCCTGCGCTCGCAGAAGACAATGACCCGCTAGGGCGTCCCGTCGGGGCGGCGTTGTGGCCGGAGAGGTTCAGCGCCAAACATCTTGAAGGTGTTCAGCGCGCGGACCCCCGGGGTTTCATGGCCCTGTACCAGGGTAAGCCGAGCCCCGACGATGGCGAGTTCTTCAAGGCCGAACACATTGCCGAATATGGCCGGAGTGAACTCCCACGCAAGGAGGCTCTGCGGTTTTACGTCGCCTCTGACCACGCTGTCTCAACCAAACAGGGCCGGGACAAGACCGTTTTGATCCCTGTCGGGGTAGACGAAGAGGAGAACATTTGGATCATGCCGGAGGTCTGGTGGCGGCAGCAACCGACTGATGTTGTTGTCGAAGCCATGTTGAACACAATTCAGATGTTCCAACCGTTTTGGTGGTGGGCCGAGCGGGGTCACATCACGAAATCAATCGGGCCTTTCCTCCGTAAGAGAATGATCGAGGAACGGACGTTTTGTGCGATAGACGAAATTGTCCCTATTTCAGACAAACAGACCCGGGCGCAGTCGATACAGGCGCGTATGGCGCTGGGGAAGGTCCGTTTTCCAAAATTCGCGACCTGGTACCCTGCGGCCAGGGATCAACTTTTGAAATTCCCGCACGGGACCCATGACGATTTTGTGGACGCCCTGGCGTACATAGGGCTGGGCCTGAACAAAATAGTTCCGTCGCGATACGCGAGCAAGAACCGCCGCCGGAAGGAAGAAGACCGCCCGGGGTCTCTGGCCTGGGTGAAGGCCAATTCCAGCCGGGAAAAACGGGAAGCCAACTTGCGGGTTAATACAAGCGGATGGTGACGGGCTAATACAAGTGGATGATGAAAATGGACAACGAATACGATACTGATCTTAATAACGAAACAGGTGCCGGGGATAAGGTGATCATGCGTGAACGCCCGGACCCCAAAGAAGCCCGCGCCTCTCTGGTCCGCAAGTGGCAAAGCCGCGTAGCGGGCGCCAAATCCCATTTTGAAAAAACTTTCAAGGGGATGCGGGCTGATCAGCAGTTTGTTAGAGGAAAGCAGTGGGGCACACAGCAACGCCAAGAGAGATACGTCGCCAACGTGGCGCATCGGCATGTGCAGCAGAAGACCGCTTTTCTCTACGCCAAAAATCCGCGTGTCTCCGCCAAGACACGGGCCCGTTTGGTGGGTACCGTCTGGGACGGGTCTAACAAACATTTGATGACTGCGATGCAGGCCCTCGCAGGGGGCGAGCCTTCTCCCGAGGCGCAAGCTATCGTGCGGGAAGCCGAGACCGCCCGGAGCCACAACCAAATGCTGCGCCGGGTCGGAGACACGCTGGCGCATCTCTATGAGTACAACCTCGACGAACAGACAGACCCCTTTAAGTCCATGCTCAAGCTGACCGTGCGCCGCGCCGTTACGACCGGGGTCGGGTATGTCAAACTTGGATTTCAGCGGGTAATGGAGACCCGCCCGGATGTGAAATCTAAAATTGCTGATTATTCTCAGAGACTTGCGACCCTCGAACGGTTGGCTGCGGACACGGCGGACGGGGAGATCAAGAAGGACGACTCCGGGGCAGAGGAGTTGCGCTTATCAATCCAGGCCCTCCAAAAGGAGGAACAGGTCTTGTTGCGGGAAGGGCTGGCTTTCGACTATCCGAATAGCGCGAGCATCATCCCTGACCCAAAATGCACAAATCTCCGAACGTTTTCTGGGTGTGATTGGGTGGCGCAAGAATACTTGCTGCCCCCCGAAACGATCCAGGAGGTATACGGGATCGATGTCGGTAACCACTATCGCGGTTATTCGAAGCAGAACGATGAAGGGGGTGACCTGATCGCGGAAGTCGTCGGCCAGATGGAGGCCGGGAGCGACGAGGGTGAAAGCACGGGGCAACCAAACGCCATGGTTTGGGAAATCTACCACCGGGCCGATGGGCTGGTGTATGTCATTTGTGACGGATACCCCGATTTCTTGCAGGAGCCCGAGGCACCGGATGTCTATCTGGAACGGTTTTGGCCCTGGTTCCCATTGGTTTTAAACGAGGTTGACGACCCGAGCGATGTCTTCCCTCCGAGCGATGTGGCTCTGATCCGAGACATGCAACACGAGTACAACCGGGCCCGCCAAGGCTTGCGGGAGCATCGTCGTGCTAACCGGCCCAAAACGGCAGTTGCCGCCGGGGTGCTCGATGAGGAAGATGTCTCCAAGTTGCAAACTCACCCGGCCAATGCGGTCATAGAGTTGAACGCTTTGGCCCCCGGGCAATCTGTCGATCAGGTCTTGCAGCCGGTCAAAAACCCGCCGATTGACCCGGCGCTGTACGAAGTCCACAGCGTCTACGAAGACATTCTGCGGGTGGTGGGCGTCCAGGAGGCGACACTGGGCAGTGTCTCCGGGGCAACGGCAACGGAAACTTCGATTGCGCAAAGTTCCCAAGCCAGCGCCACTCAGTCGAACGTGGATGACCTGGATGAAGTCTTGACCCTGGTGGCGCGGGCCGCCGGGCAGATTTTGTTCGCGGAGACGTCGGAGGAAACGGTCAAGCGGATCGTGGGCCCCGGCGCGGTGTGGCCGCGCATGTCCCGCGAAGATATCGCTGCGGAAATCTTCCTGGAGATCGAATCCGGTTCGACCGGCAGACCTAACCAAGCCCAGGAAATCCAGAACGCCGAACGCATTTTCCCTCTGCTGTTGCAAATTCCGGGTATCAGCCCTGAATGGCTCGCGAAGGAGCTTCTGCGCCGGTTGGATGACCGGATTAATCTCGCAGAGGCGTTCGATGTGGACATGGCGTCAGTGGTCGCGCAGAACCAAAACACCCAGCCAGCGACCGGAGACTCGCAGACAGACCCGCAAGCCCAGGGGCCCCAGGGCGGGGCGAATACCCCCACCCCGGAACAACCCCCCGTTCCAGAATTAGGCGGAATGCCGCCTAACATGCCGTTGAATTAGATGGTTTTTTGGTGGTTTGTTTGTTATTGCGGAAGACACAAGACATGTGCTAAGACAAGAGACACGGCTTAAAAACCGTTTATTTTCAGGAGGCGTTACGTTGGAAGAGTCGCTGCCCAACACAGAACACAACATCGACGATACCCCGGAAACGGAGGATGCGTCCCCGTCGAGCGCGGAAGCCCAGGGCTGTGAGCCCGAGACGATGCTTGACGCTGTTGCCGACAGCGTTGACATGGAGTTTGAGGCCGACAGTGATTTAAATGTCGAAAATGAACTCGCTGAATCTCAGGCAGAAGAGGAACTCCCCGAACCTCAAGAAACCGGTACGGACCCGCGAACGGACACCGACCAAGTTGAAGCTGGAACGTCAGAAGAAACCGAAGATCAACCGGAAGACGGGGACATCCCCGATGAGCCGGACGAAGCCGAGTTGGATGACTACAAACCCAAGACACGGCGTCGGATCGAAAAGTTGCTGACCGAGCGTAACGAACTCCGGCAGACACAGGCGCAATACCAGCCCTTTGTCGAAGCCATGACGAACAGTGATATTTCTCAAGAGGACATGTCTTTGCTCTTAGGGGCGGGGGCTGCGTTACGACAGGGAAATTACGAAGCGTTCTTGGCGGGGGTTCTACCTTATGTCGAACAAGCCCAGGCTATGTTGGGTGAACGACTGACGCCCGATCTTGAGCAACAGGTTTCCGAAGGATACGTCTCCCCCGAGGCTGCCCGGGAGTTAGCGCAACGTCGCGCTTTCGCCGAACACGGACAGCACGAGGCGGAACGTGCCCGGCAACGAAGCGAGGCTGAATCAATGGAGGCCCACGCGACGAATGTCCAACGAACCATCTCCGATTGGGAAACGGCGGCCCGCCAGCGCGATCCGGACTATTCACAGAAACAGGACGCCGTCCGCCGGTACGCAATGGCACTTATTCAGGAGCGGGGCTTGCCTCGAACTGCTGAAGAAGCTGTCAATTACGCCGACGCAGCATATGAGGAGGTGTCGAAGTTGATGCGATCTGCGGAATCGCCGCGCCGCCCGACCCGGCCCACCCCTAACGGTGCCCTGTCTTCAAATGCTCATGGAGCTAAAGGAGAGCCAAACAGCCTTATGGATGCAGCTTTGCAAGGGCTGGCCTCTGTTAGCTCCGGATAACGGAGACGTAAGACCATGGCGTTTACAACCGCTGAAGTAACGAGTATCGCGAATGCGAGCCTCGATTTCTACCTGAACAAAGGTAAAGCCTTTGATCAGTCTATCCAGAAGAAACCACTCCTCGACCGTATGCAGAGGGCTAAGAAAACCTTCACTGGCGGTAGAGGAGACATTTCTGTTGGCCTTAAAGGCACCTACGGTGCCGGTGGGACCAACGATGGCGTCACGGGTTATACCCACGATGACACGGTGTCATTTTATACCCCGGCCAACATCGACCGCGCCGCGTACACTTGGCGTGAGATGCACATTGGTATGGCGTTGACCCACACCGAACTGAAGATTGACGGCATTTCGGTGGAAGACACGAACGGCGAAGGCACCCGCTCACATTCCAAGCGGGACATGCACACGCTGGTTGGTCTGCTCGAAAACAAACTGGAAGATTTGGGCGAACAGTATTCTTCGACCATGAACACTCTTCTATGGGGTGACGGCACTGGTGACGCGAAAGCACTCGCTGGTGTTCAGTCAATCATCTCAGCCACTCCGACGACCGGTACGGTGGGCGGTATCAACCGTGCAACTTCCGGCAACGAGTGGTGGCGCAACCGGGCCCGCACGGCGGCTAACGGCACTACTGCCGTTACCTCTGCTGCAACCAGCGGTGGCGTCCTTCTGCAAGCTCTGCAAGAGGAACACCGTCAATTGACCCGGTATGGCGGAAGCCCGAACCTCGCACTCTGCGGGTCGGACTTCATCGCTGCGATGGAGACCGAACTTCGGGCCAACGGTAACTACTCACAAACCGGTTTCGCTGATGGCGGAAACGACTTTGCCGTTACCGGTGTCAACTTCATGGGGCAGAAGTTCATCTACGATCCGTCGTTGGATGATCAGTCTCTTCAGAAACGTTGTTACTGGCTGGATACCAAGGGCGTCTTTTTGATGTGCATGGATGGCGAGTGGAACCGGGCGCATACCCCGGCCCGTCCGTCGAACCAGTTCGTAATGTATCGTTCCATCACTTGCACCGGCCAGATGGTCGCGCGCCAGTGTAACTCGTCCTTGGTGATCGACATCCTCTAACCAGGGACTTTCCCGCCGCTGACTTGTTCAGGGGCATCAGAGACCCGAGGGCTCACCCTCCCGGTGCCCTCGGGTCTCAATCATCTAGGAAAGACACCATGCACCTTTGCACTTGTGAAATAGCGGTTGCCGGAGACCTCCGGAACACCGTCATCCGTGGCGGGCACGATCCGGTTACCTTCCCCGAAGTCAGTATCTTGAAATTCCTCCATGGGGAGGCCGCAGTCACGAACGTTGAGGTTTGCGGCGAGGTCGATAGAGACCCCGGGGAAGAGAAAGCCCGACTGATAAGCAAATACCCGGGGCAGGCCGTTGAAACCTTATTCCCCGGTACCAAACCGCCTATGGAGACGGAGGTACGCGGGTATAAGCAACCATCGAAAACCGGCAAGAAAGCGTCCGGGCGTGGCGAAGCCACTCCGTTCAATCCTGTCACGGGGTGATAGAGTATGCCTACCGGTGTCCAACTCAGCCAGTTAGTGTCCGACTTACGGAGTGAACTAGGCCACTCCGTAAACGTGGCGCATGGCGTCAACTCGAAAGAGAATATGCAGTATGTGCTCCGGCGCACACAGCATATCCTTTACGAGGAACATGATTGGCCTTTCCTGCTGGTTGACCGGGACATCCCGGTCTACGCCGGGCAGTATCTCTACAACTACCCCGGAGACATGCCTTTTGAGGTAATCAACGCCGCGTGGTTCCAAGAGGGCTCACGCTACACGGGGATGGACTACGGGATCACTATTGATGATTTTAACCTTTACGACACCGCTGCGGATGAGCGGTCGAACCCTGTCCTGAAATGGAGACACCGTCCTGACGAGGGGCAGTTTGAGATTTGGCCGGTGCCCAGTATCAGCGGGACGCTCCGCTTCCGGGGATCATCCGAACTTGACGCCATGGTTGACGACGACGACGTCTGTACGTTGGACGCCAACCTTATTGTTCTTCACGCTGCCGCCGAATTATTGGCCCGGCAGAACTCGGCGGATGCCCGGTTCAAGGCCGAATTAGCTCGAAAACACCTTATCAAACTCTTGAGTAACCAAGGCGCGCAGAAGAGACGCTCATGGGTTATGGGCGGGGGCAACCCTGCGCCTGCACTGCGCCCGGGTATCGACTACATCCCGACACGGAGCTAGTGTTGTGGCCTTCTTTCTCATCGAGGATTTCAGGGCGGGGCTGGACGTCCGCAAGGCGTCTGACACGGCACCAGCCGGGACACTGACGCAATTCGACAACGCGCATGTCTCTGCTGGCGGCGAGATCGAGAAACGCCTTGCCTTCAGTAGCCGGTACACCCTGCCGTCGAGCACCTTCGGACTTTGTACGCTTGAAAATCAGATATACGTCCACGGGACCGCCTCCAACCCATTGACCGGGGCGCACCCGAACACAACTTATTTTCAGGTCACGACGTCCACAGGGTCTAACTTGTCGAGTATGGTCGATTGGGATGTTTACGACGGACAGATTTATGCTGTTTTTGAGCTTGCAGACGGTACCATCGATCATTTTTACAACGGTTCTCGGGTAACCGCCGCCGCCGGTAAGGGCCGGTATATCAAAACATTTCAGACCAAGATGTACGCGGTTGAGAACAAGACGCTCAATTTCAGTAATGCAGGGAGTTGCACCGGTTGGACGGGCACCGGGTCCGGGTTTATCAATCTGGCGCAACAAGACGCCCGGGGCGTCGATGCGGTGGGTCTTGAGGTCTATTTCAACCAACTCGCAATCCAGAGCCGCCGGGTGACCGACATTTGGGCGATGGACGTGGACCCTGCGAACAACGCACTTCAGCAGACATTACACCAGACAGGTACTCTCGCGTCTCGCTCTGTGTCTCAGTTCGGCAATGGCGATGTGTTCTATCTGGCGGACAGCGGTTTGCGGTCTCTGCGAGCCCGGGACAGCTCCAACGCGGCGGCGGTTTCCGACATCGGCTCGCCTATCGATCCGCTACTGGTTGCCCACATTAACACGCTTGGGGAAACCTCGACCGCCTTGGCTCAAAGCGCCGTGGAACCGGTGACCGGGCGTTTTTGGCTCGTGCTAGGAGACACCGTCTATGTCTTGTCGTATTTTCCCGGACCCAAAATTACGGCGTGGTCGCAATATGCACCGGGGCTGACCTTCGATCATGTCGAGGCGCTGGGAAACACCCTGGTCGCCCGCGCCGGAGACGAAGTTTATACTTTTGGCGGCTCTGACGGTAAGACCTATGACAGCTCTGAAACACAAATCACTACACCGTTTCTGTCGATTACCAACCCGGCCAGGACAAAGACTTTTGAAGGCGTTGACGTTGCATGTGTTGGGACCTGGAAAATCGGTGTTGCCTTCGACCCCTTCAACCCGATTTACGAAAATGTGGGCACAGTAACCAACTCCACCTACCGCACGGGGCGGCTTGAAATGGCCGGGGCCGGTACGCACATTTCTGTGCAACTGACTTCTTCTGACGCTTCCGCCGCGAGCGTGGCGAACGTGGGGGTCCACTATTCCGGCGGGGAGGTGGGCTGATGGGGGTGACCCTGACCCAAGGCCCCGATATAGAGGGTCTACGGCACATAACCACTAATATGCGGTCAAGGGACAAAGACGAAATTTACGCTACCCGATGGGACGATTGCCCCGATTTCCTGGCCGAGCAGGCGGCGGGCAGCGGAGGTTTTCAGTGGCTCGCCCGAGTGGGGGAAGAACCCGCAGCAGCAATTGGCGCGACCCCGCTTTGGCCTAACGTCTGGTCCGTCTGGGCATTTGGGACAAAGAGTTGGCCTCGATGTGTTTTATCGCTGACAAAACATGTGAAAAGAGTTATGATTCCTGCATTACATCAGGCAGGGGCCCACCGGGCCGAATGCCGCGCGTTAAAGACGCATACGGAGGCTTGCCGCTGGCTGGAAATGCTGGGGGCGCGAAAAGAGGCCGAGTTAGCTGGGTTCGGTCGCCAGCGTGAAGATTTCAACCTTTACGTTTGGAGACAGAGCGATGTGTTTCTTCGGCAGCAAACCCAGAATAGATAACACCCCGGCAATCCAGGCCCAACAAGAGGCGGAGCAAGCGCGGGAACGGGAAGATACCCGGGCGGCGGATATTGCCCGGGGACAAGCCAGTATCGCAGAGAATTTCTCGCAGTTTGACGAGCCATTCTACGACACCCGGCGGACGGCGTATGTCGATTACGCCACCCCGCAATTGAACGAACAATTTGGGGACGCAGAAGAGACCACTAACTATAATTTGGCGCGCCAGGGCCTCCTACGAAGCCAGGAGGCAATAGATCAGATCGCCCGCTTGAACGAACGTTTCGCATTTCAGAAGGCGAACATATTGGCCGACGCAGATAGCCACGCACAAGAACAGCGCGCGGACGTTGAGAATAATAGACAGAAACTCCTAAACCAGCTTGACGCCTCTGCGGACCCTGATGCCGCCGCGAATAACGCGCTGACCCAATCCAATTTTCTCAGGACATCGAAACCAGAGTTCTCTCCTTTGGGGTCGATGTTTGGTGACATGATGTCCGTTGCGAGTAACTACCGGGAAGGGCAACGGGACGCCGACGCCCGCAAGATCGCGGAGCAATACACGGTGCCTGCGCCTGGACTGCCAGGGTCCAAGGGCAGCGGAAAAAATTATAAGTAGGAGACCCGCATGTGTGATCCAGTAACCATAGCCGGTATGGCTCTTTCCGCCGCTGGTTCGATGATGAACAATAGGACACAGCAGAAATACCAAAAGGCGCAAATAACCGCCAATAGGCAGGCCAGCGATGCCGCGCGGCAGCTTCGTGAGGCTGAATTTCAACGACAAGACGCGCTCAAACAAAAAGCCTTTGCTGGTCTACAAGACAACATTGACGCCCACATTCTGGACACCCAGGAAGATCAAATGTCCGGGGAAGAAGACCGCGTCAAACAAATTTTCGAGGAAAATATCCCGGCGGCAGACACAAACAACGCCCTGTTGTCGGGGCAACAGAACGCCGGAACGAATTTTGACGACGCCGCTGCGAAGACCCTGGCAGACAGCAGTGAACAGACCCGGAAGCGACTTAATGCTTTCGCCCGGTTGCAATCGTTCGGCGGATCGCGAGACGCCAACATGTTCCGGCACCAAGGCACAAACCGAATTATCGGGACGCAAGGGGGCCTGCGGGCCAGCAGTCTTGGCGCGACACAGGCCGGGCAGGGTGCCGTGCTCAACAACCCTGCGTATGTAGCGTCGGGCAGTACGACCTTGGGTGACGTAATGATGGGCGGGGGCAAGGCCCTGGGGTACGCCGGAGGCCAGGGTTGGAAACCGAGCTTCTCAGCAGGCAATGCGGCACCGCCGTCCCTGGGCACGGGGCCCGCCGTCAGTTGGTGGAATACATAAAGGACATATAAAATGGCGGCGTACACAACAAATCCCGGGTTGGCGGAGGCATTAGCTGGTTTCGGAAAATCCCTTTTCCCCGACAGCAGCAAACAGATGCAGGCGGCGTATACCCGCGCGCGCGCCGACCGGGCGAACCAGCAGCGTCTCCAGGTGATCCAACAGATGGAGATAGCAAGGGCACAGGAAGCCCGGGACGCCGCAGAGGCGAAACGGAAAGTCGCCTTGGCCGAAGAAAAAACCGCCGTATCAGATCGTCTTGGGAATGTCCTGTCCCGCCAAGGTAAAATTGAGGGTTCGGTGACACCGTTAGTGCCGCAAGGGGTTACCCCCAAGCAATTCATTGGCCCCATGCGCCCGGGCGTGAAGCATGACATATATGATCAGAGTGATCTCGCCCGTGTCTTGGCACGCGCGGCGGGGCACAAGGACATGGCAGCCGCCAGCAACCAAGCCGTCGCCACAACCCACGCCATGACCGGCGGAGATTTTGGGCAAAGACAAGCGGCCTTGGGCGGTTCCAGTAACTCCAGCAATATGGATACTCTGGCTGCCCGTCGCCAGACAGCAAAACTCCGCGACGCCCAAAAATACGCTGCCAAAGTTAATGAACTGAGGGTGGAGGCGGGTCTCAAACCCATAGACCCCGACAAGATTTTGCCAGTGGCCCTGCAAAAAGTTACCGGTCTAACCCAAGGTAATGCAAACGACCGCAGCGACGCGATTTCAGCGCGGGATGCAGCCGAAGCCCTGGCCCTAGAAGATAGAAGGAGCGCGGGTTCGCTGGCTGTTGCGAACGCCGACAACGCCGGAAAGCTCGCTCGTATTGCCCCCCAAGGCGCGGCGGATACGCAAAGAGAAGTCGCTGTCCAAACGCACAAAAACATCGGCACGGCGGACGTCGCCAACATCGACAACGCCGGAAAGCTCGCTCG